TATCAACTATATGTAGGGCGTTCAGGGCGACTGCGTTTATACAAAGCACGCTTCACATTCTCTAACGATACTCCTGAATGGGAAATATAGGTTTCTGCATCCTCCTTGTTTGTAATGGCGAACCAATCTCCAAGAGCCATGTCCACAAGGTAAGAATGTATGCCGTTTCCCAATGCGTCTGCCGATGAGTTGTTGTAGTTGCTTGGCAGCTCAAACGAAAGTTCAAGCACTCCGTCATTGTCAATCTGTTCGGCAATTAGGTTATCGCTCGTGGTTTTGTCTTCCGACAGATACTCTCCGAGCAGACTTTTCAAAGCCGAGAAAGCGTTGGCCAAGGAACGGCGGATTTGGTAGCTGTTCTCATCATCATCACTTGCTTGCATGTTCGAGGCAGCTTCGTATGTCTTTTTGCCTTCTGCCTCTCGTGCCTGTCCTGTCAAGTATGCCTTATTCTGAATGTCATAGATAAGTTCTTTGACTTGTTGCGTGACGGTCAATGTCTTTTTATTCTCTGCCATAATACATTTATTTAATTGTTACTCGTATCGTATGTAGGGCGCATTGGCTTTTTCTTGAAAAACGCCTTGCGCATGATGTCTTCCAAATAGGTGGCGGCTTCCGAAGCATATCCGGTTGCTTCACTCTTATTGGTAAATGTGTACCATTTGGCCGTAATGTTCATCACGAAGAATGAAAATAGGCTGCGTTGCATACTGGCAGTCAAACTGTCATCGAATGCTGTTGACAGACCTAATGTCAAAGAATACTCACCGTTCGTTTCTTCCTCCGATATAAGTACCTTTTTCAAACTGTTGCAAATCATATTCTTGCACTCGTTCCAAAATCGTTCAAGGATGGATTTATCCTCTTCGGTGGTCGAAATGGTTTCGTAGGCATGTTCATCGTCCATCTTTGCCCCTGTGTATTCCGTAGTCTTTGCCACTTCCTCGTACACGGTTTCTTTATTTATTGTCAATACTATTTCCATATTCAAAAACTAAATAGATTACATGATATACCCACACCAACGTAGGGACCGAACTGTGGCGTTCCTCCCAAAGTCATCCCGTAGCCCACCTGTATGCCGATGCTCCATCGCTTTGGCTTCGGGCGTTTGGTTATGGTCATGGTTTCGTGCGGCATACGTAATATCAGGCTGTCAAGACTTGCATTGTACCCGCTCACATATGCTGTATAGGTGCTATCCTCATACACTTTCTGCGTAATCGGTATAAACACGTCCGCACTATCTGGAACGCTTTTGCCGAAATTTCCTAAACTATCCTGCGTGTTGGGAACAAAATCGGGCGTTTTTGTGGGTATTTCGGTTAATTTGGGAACGCTTACCGGCAATCTTGCGATTATATTTCCCAATGGCAAGGCCGCTTTAGGAATAGGCGTATAGTAAGGAATCGTGTCATACACCGTCACCCTGACCGTGTCCGGCACCGCTGATTTCTCCTTGTGCCCGTTCAACCCCTTGCCCCCATTCCAAAGAACAGAGCAGATAAGCAATACCAATAGCACGCACAACAATATGTTTTTAGTCCTTTCCATACTTGTAATCCCAATCCGTCAATGCTGCAACGTGAGTTCGCACAATAGCATCACGCCCCTTGTCTGAAATAAGGTAAGCTACATCCTGTTCATTGTCCATGAAAAAGTTTTCCGTAAGGACGGCGGGGCATTTTGTTTTGCGTAGGATATAGAAAGCCTCTTCCCAGTCAGGGTCACCGTCCGATAAATCCTTACGGATTGTAAGTCCGGCAAAATTCTTTTCCGCTTCGGCATACAGCATGGTGGCAAGTTCATCGCTCTTGGTTTTGCCTTTGCTTGTGTAGGCACTCCAACCACGAGCCTTTCCCCATTCACCGTTTTTCGATGCGTTGCAATGAATGGAAACAAGCACCACATTCTCTGCGCCAAAACGTCCGCAAATCTCATTCACACGCCTTACTCGTTCTTCAAGGGATATGTCTTCGTTTTCGGTTACAATGCGCTCCGCATCAATGCCTAAAAATTTCAACTCTCCCTCGATGCTTTTTGCTATTTCTCGTGCGTAGCTGTATTCTCTGAACTTACCGTCAGGGCTACGCTTTCCCGGAGTATTCTCGCCATGTCCGTTGTCAATCAATATTTTCATGCTTGGTAATTTATTGGGTTAGTATTCGCTTGGCGGAATTCGGTCTGCACAACCATGTTTGTTACATTTTCGGAATTCCAGTGCCTGATTCTGAACGGCAAGTTCGCTGTTCTTTTCACTTAGTTCGCGGATAGTGTCGCGATATTTGGTTATCTCAATATAAAGGTGGTCAATCTTTGCGTCCAGTTCGGCAACCCGCTTTTCTTTCTTCTCGTACAATTCTTTCCACTCCGCAGCATAAGCTGTGATGTTGTCCGCCTCAGCTTTCTCTGCCTCGGAATCTGCTTTTTTTGTCTTGCTTTTAATCAATAGTAAGGGCAATATCACCAATGTGATGAGAGAACCGATAACTTGGATAATCGTGCTTAATTGCTCCATATCAAAGTTCCTCCAATTAAACATCCCAAACAAACTCCGGCTATCGTTAAACCGAAATCAATCCAATCCCATTTGCTGCCATGCGCCTTGTCTTTGTACTCCAATGCAGTTGCTGCCAATACTCCGGCATACATTGCAGTAAACCAACCGAATGCAAAAATGCCGATAATCAGTCCTCCAATGAGGTGTTTCCACCTGTTGCTCATTCCGAGCCAATCAATAAACTTTTTCATTGTCATCGCTATTTTAAATTAAACATAGTCCAATCCACACTGTCTTTTTCCCTCCATCCGTCCTGAACGGTCTTTATCACATAGGCACACACCGATTGGGAGAACGCAATAAAATCATCTGCATTCTCGAAAGTATGATAGATGGGCGTGCCATCTTCCTGTTCGTTGATTTTTAGGGTAAGCGGATAAGGGATGTTCTCACTACGCTCTATAGCGGAAAAGTTCAGTTGGTTCTCGGTAGAAAGGTATATCTGCTTCTTGTTCCAGACAAAACCGTTTATAATCTTCTCCTCCGTTGTCTTGTTTATAGCGGACACGACAATCTCCTTGACCTCGGAAAGTGTAGGCTTGCGGTTGAATGTATGCCTGTATTCCCAACCGCTTTCACTCTTTTCATCGTCTTTCCAAAAGCCAAAAAACAATATCCACTTGGAGCGTCCTGTACGCACAAGACAATCCTGCCGCTGCTTTGTGCCGTAAATCTTTTCCATTTTTGTGAGTTTTGATTTCAGGCAAAAATAGCGGAATCCAAGTGGATTAATATGTTATCCTTTTACCATCAGGTAAAATTGTATTTTCTCTTTCCTCCGTCAAATACCTCGCATTTGAGAACCGTTTCAAATGGGAAACCATCTTCAATGTCGCTGATTTGGTCAAGAATGCCTTTCATCTCAACAGAAGCTGTAAAGAACTTTCCCCATTCTTGGGTTGTAGGATTGCGGAAAGATACAAGATAACGGTCTTCTCCTTCTTTGGTATCTATACCCGTTTCAAAATCATGTATCTCAATTGGTATATTTACGATGTCACTCAATCTCATTACTTTGCCGGGAAAGCGTTTCTTTCCGTCAGCAGGAGTATATGTAACTCCCATTTCTGAAAATTTCTTCATTTTCTTGTTTGTAAGTATGTAAAACAAATGTTTGCAATCAGCATGGCAAGCCATTCCTTTGAATGAACCTATGATTTCCTGCCTTCTTTTGCGTGATTTGACTTTGGCAAGATTTCTGGCTGCATTCTGTTTCGTCCGTTTCCTTAGCAAGGAATAGTCCCCGAAATTCACATAACCCAAAGCATCCATGCCGGATGAAATGGGGGCGACTTTCTCGCTGGGCTTGATGGTCAGTCCAAGTTTGGCACTTTCTTCATGTAGGCAATTCCTTAGTCTCCACAACTCCTTTTTGCTTTCGCCGAGGATAAAGGTGTCATCACAAAAACGGAAATAATATGCCGCACCGTGCTGTTCTATCATTGCATGGTCGAGGTCATTTAGATACAGGTTGCCGAAAAACTGGGAGGAACGAAGTCCCTTGCTGATACCGGCATCTGCATCGGGATATAGCACTTTGACAAAATTCTCCAATATCGGCAGCAAAATCGGGTCGGCAATGTATTTTCTGATTTTGTCTATCAATATGCTATGAACGATATGGTCATAGTAACCTTGATAGTCTGATTGATAGAAGTATTTTAGGTTTGGATTTGCTTTCATTGCGGCTTGAATGGCATGAAACAAGCCTTGTGGTCCTCTTCCCTTGATGGAAGCTGCAGTTGTCTCTATCAGAATGGGAGTAAGTTTTTCCTCTATGATTTCCATAATGGCATTACTGCCCATCCTTTCAAAGACAGCAGGGGCTTGGACTGTCCGTATTTTAGGACCGTCTTTCGTTTCAAAGGATTTTAGCGTGTTGACTCGGAAAATTCCATTTCCTATCTGTTCTTTCATTTTTGCAAGTATGGTATCTCGATTGAGTACATATCGTACTTGGCGTGCTGTGTACTTCTTTCCATCAATTAAGACAGAGTTCCTTTTTTCTGCTTCGGTAGAGGATTGGCTGAGGTTTGACAGCACACGCTTGAATGACGACAATAGGTTTTCTTCCGTTATTATTTCGGGGATGAGGTTGTATAAAGGATAACTGACCGAAGGTGTTCCCCCGGTCAGTCCTATAAAATTGTCCGTATCATCATAGACCGCCTTCCAGTCCCGTGAGGAGGATATGAAACCCTCCTCACTTGTGGTTAAAGATATGTTCCGGCTTTCCATAAATAATATATTATAATGCTTTTGCCGAGGCGCGAACCCCTCGGAGAATATAATTGCCCAACTCGTAGGCGTATAGGGTCTCCGATTAGTTAACCATCAGAATTTGAGCCGACCACCGAAGCTCGTGTGCGAGTACGAAGATGCGTAGTACGCGAACGCATAAGCGAGACCGGAGCTCGCATTCGAGTTGTTGCCAGACCGAAGAACACAGCGGCGCGCGGGGTTGTCTGCCTTTATGTATCAAATGGCGAATTTCCCTAAACCTACTATTTCAAGGTTGATACTCATTCCCATTGCACGAAATACTTTTCTGATTGTCTGTATGGTAAGATTGCTTCCTTTCTCAATGCGAGAAATCTGCGCTTTCTTAACTCCAATCATTTCGCCAAGCTGTTCCTGAGTGATGTTTCTTGATTCACGGGCTTGTTTGATTGCCTCACCAATCAAGAACGCATCAACCTTTGCTTCATATTCGTCACGTCTTGGAGTTCCTTTAACCCCAATTACGCTGTCCAGCATTTCTTCGTGAGTGTAAAGTTTCATATCTTCTGCTTTTTATCGTTAAAATACTGTTTTCTAATATTCTCTGCCTTATCAATTTCTTTTGATGGGGTCTTCTGCGTTTTCTTTATAAAGCCGTGAGTGGCAATTACCAAAGTGTCCTCTTCTGTATCCCAAAATGCCAAAAGCCGATAACAGATGCCATTGTAAAGCGTTCTGAACTCCCAAATATCCGTACCTTCCAATTTCTTAAAAAGTTCTTTGTCTATGACAACTCTGCTTTTGAAGATATTATAAGCGATTTTATCTTGTACCTTCTCCGGCAAAGAATGGATAAATTCATAAGCTTCTTCTGTATAAACTATTTTGAATCTCGTTTCCATTATTAACTTGATTTCCTTTTGCAAAGGTAATAAATAGTTTACATATAAAGAAACTTTTCGCTGCCTTTTTACATGAATGATTTATAATCGACTCGCTTCGCGAGAATAAAGAAAGAGGGAGCAGCCTTACGGCTCTCCCTCTGACGCTTTTTACAAACTCACGAGTTCCGCTCTATTCTATAATGACGAATTTTCCGCGGAAGGCGAGCCGACCACCGAAGCTCGTGTGCGAGCACGAAGATGCGCAGTACGCGAACGCATAAGCGAGACCGGAGCTCGCATTCGAGAGGTTGCCCGACCGAAGAACACAGCGGCCTCTACTACCACTCATCCAGAAACCGGCAGCATAATGGGTCACATACATGCTTGTGTCTGTCTTGTGAACTCGACTCGGAAGGACATCACATTTCGCTCCATGTACGATACGCACAACACAATTCCCGTTGGATGATTCAACCGTTTTGACTGTGCGCTCCGTTTTTGTAACAGGGTTGTAAATATGAGCGGTGTAATCAATCGGATATGAACTGTCATTCTCCGTACATTTGGCTTTATAAAAATCTTCATAAGTCGGGACATTGAACGCAATGTAGTCCATCCATTCGGAATCACAGCCTACATAGTGCTTTAATCCCAAAATGGAGTTAAGGTTGTTCCCTACATTATAGGAATCTCCCATACCAACGTTATCCTGTTTGTTCAGGATAGCGTCATGCACACCGTTGCCGACTACCGACTGTTCATTGGTCGTCCCATTCAACGCCCACCACAAGTTACTGACTTCTTTGTGCTGCTCGTAGTCCTGCAACTGGTAGCCCGGTCCTCTCATGCGGCAGATATTCTGAAAGTCCTTGGCAGTGTAGTTCAATGTGCCGATTGGCATTTCAAGCGGATTGCCCTCACTGTCATATTTCCATTCATTTGAGGTTACGGATGTTCCATTGCCTTTCTTTGAACGTACATCGCCTGATAGGCTTCTCGGCATCTTCAAGCCATCTATGGTGATTGGATAGACACCGATAAGGCTGTCATTATCGCCTACGGTATGCTCTGTCCATTCAGGTTCTATGGCTTCGATGTTGTCACTGTCCACAGTCAGGCACTCAATGTCCCCGATGTCACGGAAAGAGGTGAAGTAAAACCACTTTGCACCGCTTGGCACATCGCAGAAGATGTAATCTCCAATGGAGAAGTCAAAGTAAGTATGACTGACAGACATGATGAATATGCTTATCGCTCGGTTGTTCTCGTCCGTGAAGACGCCTCCGAGACGCGCATGATTCAATCCCGGCCATCTTACCTGCTTCATGCCTTTCACATCCATCCTGTAACTGTTGGTGTTGGATGCGGTGGCTATCACATCCTCGCCAAGGATTTCACCGATAACGGCATCGTTCGCATATACACCGGTATTTTCCCGGTATAGCAACTCTGAAAGTTTCGTCTTCTTGCTATGCAACGCAGTTGAAAGTGGTTCGTATTCAGTAACGGACGGAATGTAATATTTCGCCTGATTCTTGTAGTCGTTCACTCCCTTATACCAATGATGAGGGGCGTGCCAAAATATGTCAAATCCCTCTCCAGCGGAATCGGACACATCAAAACTGCTTCCATCTTTCAGGTAGTTGAAATCCGTATCGCTTACCTGTACGCCTTCCATTTGGTTCTTCTTGGTGTTGTAAGAACATTTATAGGCATGGCATCCTTTCTGTATGGCAAGCATATGTCCGCTCGGAATGTAGGTGTTCCCATAATCCGCCCCTGTCTTGTTTTCCGGATTGCTGTACCTTTCACAAGAATCACTCTCCACAACATCGCTGATTTTTACGATGGAGAATTGAGAGTTGTGAAGTTCAAGTTGGGGAAAATAGGCAGCAAACGCATTTATTTCGTCTGTTTCCACAAGTTCGCTCAATATCCAACGGCCGGTAATACCACTGCACTGTTCCTTTTCATCGTAGGCATTTCCGTTTGCATCAAGTCCGATAGCACCGCTTTCCTTGATGGAACGCAACAGTCCGACACTGGCGGTTGCATTCACATTGGGAATCCGGACGGTCTTTAGCGCACTCGCATTGACTATCTGTTCCAATAGCGTCATGGCATCTACATACGGACACTCATTGACAAATATCTTTGTTATCTTGGCTACACCACCGAGCGTCAGTCCACCGGGATAGGTAAGGTTGGGCAGGTTGTTCAGCACGAGTTCCGTTATTGTTTCCGGAAGCGTAAGTTTGTCTATCGGCGATGTTTCAGCCAGTGTGATGGCAGAAAGTCCAGTATTGTCGGCATATACGGAAACCAGACGCGGACACTTCGATGCGTTGACGGTCTGCACTTCTGTGTTGCGCACATCAAGAATACGCAAGAACGGCATATCACCCAAATCAAGGTTGGTCATATAGCCTGTGTTACCGGGCGACATCGTCCAATTGCCATGAGACTCTCCACCCACATACAATTCCTGCAACAACGACATCTTGGGCAATGTGTTTCCAAATTGGGGGTCGATACTGATTTCACTCAAATCAAGCATACTCATTCGGTCTGCCTGATAGATGTATAGCATAATGTTTTCTCCGTGTTGAAAGTTTGTGAAAACACCTTCTTCTCCGGCTTTAAGGTAAATTCCTTCCGTGATATTTCCGCTGTCATTACCAATGCCAAAATATCCGCTCTTTGCTGCCTTGAAACGGATGACGGCACCTTCTTTTGCACCGATACGTCCACCGATATAACCACTCTCCGCCTTGAAGTCGCCGCAGCGGTAGTAGCCGTCACGGATGCGCCAACGTTGTTCAATAAATGCTGGTAGTGAGGTTAAACCCAAGCCTTGCAGGGCATAGAAATAAAGGTCGCTGTACCCTGTATATTTAATATACTTGCGTTCTCCGTCATAGCTTGATACCACTTTCTGCCATTTCTTCAGGCGTTCTGTCACGAAATAGTGCATAGCCCCTTTAGGTGAGAAAGGACCCGCGCCTATACCGAGCGTGTCAGGCAGGGAGCGCATAGTGTCGGCTATGGCCGGCAAGGTAATGGTATTGCCGTTTTGGTCAACTTCCATAGTCTGCTGTCCTCTTATATCGTTCCACAGCACAGAACCTCGTCCTGCGTATGCACTGTTTGTCAAATCGCCGGGGTCAACTTCCGGGTCAATGGTCTGCCCTCCGTCATTGTCCTTTCCGTTGCAGGTGTCGCAGTCATATACCTTGTTGCAATACATCCGTCTTGCCTCCATGCCGTTTACACCGCTATATATACCGTTTTTCACGCTGCATCCGTCCTCCAAGAAGAACATGGGCTGCATATTCTTTGCTTGTTGGTCAACAGCGGCAAGGTAGTCGGTAAACAGGTAGTACGATACCAACGAATAAGGACTGATGTATTTCCACATCTTCGTCTTCCATATCTCCTGCCATTTCCCTGCAAGTTCTTTCTTGGCATAGTCGCAGCTGTCGCAGAATTTAAGTACTTGGTACAGGTCGAACGGTACTTTCCGTCCCATGGCCAGGTCTATCTGCAACTGGTCATCGTCAATCATACACTCGAAGTAACGTGTCCACATCGGGTAGGTTTCCTGTCCGAGTTTCAGTTTGGTAACCCAAGAGGCCTCGGCGGTGGTCGGCTCCATCATGTCGGCAACACTTCCCACTCCCTGCCACCAGTTCATGGCATCATAGGTCAGAAGTTCGTAACCACTCACGGGGTTAAGTACTTTCCCGGTAATCTGCCATTTGCCACCAACCTGTTTCATTTCTCCGGTTTGTGCAGTCCATTCACCTCTCTCATATGCCATAAAGCGATAATCCTGTCCGCAATACAATGATAAAAGATATAGTTTATCCTTATTTGTTGTTCCATCATTCTTGAAACGAGTTTCTATCTGGTCAAGATTCTCTTCTTCTTTACCAAAGTATTCTACAAAGTCTCCATAATTGATGCAACCTTTATTGTATCCGGGAGTATCTTTAAAACCAAGCGCAACCTGCTCGCCTTTGTCTTCTTTCCAGTTTCCTTTGGCGTGAAACCATGCATCGGTAAGGCTTTCTTGTGTCGCACGGAATGCGGCAATGGGATGATTGGCTGTCGAATGGTTCATCTGCAATCCTTTCAACGAGACATCGCTTTTTGTCCAAGTGCCGTCAAATGCACGCTGTGCCGGAGTAAGGTAATCACTTCCAAGAGCACGGAAAGTGGCATTCATCAGGTCGCATACACCGCAGTCGTTTGCCCCAGAACTGTCAGAATAGTCCACCTTTACTGTGATAATCTTCACAGGAATAGTATTTTCTCCTACACGCACATAGCCTATTTTCATAAGTTCGTATGAAATTCGGGCATCTTCGTTGTCATAGTCCGGGTAGATAGGTGTAACTTCCCAACCTTCATTTTTCTGAAGATAGAAGCGGTCGTTCTTGATAGGTCGCTTTGCCGATGTTGTTCCCTGTCTTCTCCATTGTACATTGATTGCCTTGAAACTTCTCCATGGTCGTTTCGGGTCATAGTAGAATAGTGTACATTTGAATTTCTTGCTCGTATCTATGTCACCGTCAAATGTGTCAAAGGTCTGCTGGTCTGCCACCACTACATAATAAGGCATTCCCTTGGCAGAAAGGGCTTCTATGGTGGGGCGGTTTTGCGTGTCAAGCACGTTCTCTTTCTCGTATTCCACAACCATGGCAGTGGTGTCTGTCAGTTTGCACAAGTAGTTTTGGAACGCCTGTGCCCATTCATAATGACTCTCGTAGGCAAGCATATAGTACAGGTATAGGTCTCCTTCCGTACCGTTGAACGTAACGGTTCTGTTGTTAAGGATTGCACCACTGTCACTGATATAACCGATACAGCCCACTTCTTCTCCGTTCAAATACAACTTCATGCAGGAGTAATTGCTTCCACCCCGTGATACATAAATGGTGGACGGTTCGACAACTACTGCCATCGTGATTTTCTCGCCAGAGCGAAAGCTGCGCTCAACTAAGGCAGGCTGTCCTGTTTTACAGTAGATAGCAGCTTTGTTGCCGCATACATAGAAACCTGCACCGCTATCAGCATCATAGCACTCTATGAGTTTTGAATCTGCTTCCTTGATGTTCTTGGTGGCAAATGCGAATTGGACGGCACAACCTGTAGTCCGTTCGGTGGCAGAGTTCCCGAAAGGGTAGTAATCCAATATCTCCGCTTTCACATTCTCTGCTATGCGAAGGCATCGTTCGCCCAAGTAGTCCACGAATCCGTTGCTTGACCAGTTTGCGCCCCTTACATCCATAGTTATGCCGTTGTTTTCTATGGTATGGTCGCTCTCGCTGTTGCTGCGCGCGGAAAACTCATATCCGAACAAAGCTCCGTCCTTGATGGCCATGTCAATGGCACTCCCTTTTACAATTACCTTGATTTCATTGGTGGACACATTTCCGCTCTTGGCATGTACGGTAATGCTCTGGCTTCCGTCCGTGCTGTATCCGCTTATCTGCTTGTTCACGGTAAGCGTTTCGGCAATCATGGCTTCCACGGATGTCACTTTCTCATCGTCATAGAAGACATCCACGTGCGTTTCCGTTTTACCCGATGTGTATGCTGCGACCTCTATGGTAAGGTTATCATACAGGCGGAGCGTACCGTTGTTGGTGTCGTTGAACCGGATTGCCACGATAGGAGTGGTGTCCTCGGCATCAATACACATGATAGCAGAGTAAATGGTATTGCCCCTTACTCCTGATTTGTTTTCCGTTCCGTAAATGCGTACCGGGTATGCCCCATGTGTCATCCGTTCACCGCCGCCGAATACATTACTCGGATTGATGGATATGCTCTTGGTGTAACTGTCATTGACTGTTGCCTCTCCCAGTTTCTTCCATTCCCCGTTGTAGAGCATTTCCACTGTGGCACGTATGGATGAGGTGTTGTTTGGGAATTTGTAGAACTGTCCTATATTTTTTGCTGTGCCTCCTACGGTCAATGCGGTGCTGCTTGTGTAGTTGAGCGGCATAGGCTGTTCAACTGTAATATCCACAGCAACAATGGTAATGGCTTTCTTCTTGGTGTTCCCGTCCGCATCGGTAGCCTGAACAAAGAAACTCTTGGATGCAGCACTGCTGAAGTACTCAGTAAAGTCAAGTTCAAACTTGTAGTCCGTTGCACTTGCTGAGCCGGTTTCGTTCATTGCCTCGCTATACAGGGTAAGTCCTGTGCTTGCATCAATGATTGAAACATTACGGATAACGCCAAGCACTTCGTTACCGTCCGGGTAACTGACACTACGCAAAGCTACATTAATTTTTATCTCGGAACCGAACGCCACAATGGGGGCGGCTTCCTCAAAGTAGATGGACAGGGTGCTGTCCTCGCTCGAACCTCCGCCTCCTCCATTTTTCGGAATCTTAAGTACTACATCTTCTATCTGTCCCCCGTTCAGGTTCACGGCTTTGTAGTAGATATATTCCTCATCGCTTTCTTCGTCAAATCCTCCGATTGATTTTTCCTGCATGGCGTATGCGCCTCCTGTGGAAAGGGCATCTTTCCCTCCTTCTTCCGGTTTATCGGATGTTTCCACGTTGCTTCCTCCGCCACCGAATGCTACCCATGGTTTCAAGTCCTCTGGTGTTATGTCGCTCGCTTCACGTGTAAATTGGTAGGTGAGCCACACGGGTGCACCGTTCTTGTCGCTTTCTGCAGTCTTGAACGTAAGGATGATACCGCTTTTAAGATAAACTTCCCCATTCTCCTTTTCAAGGTCTGACACGGCTTTGATGGCTGTTGACAAAGTGTATTCCACATTTCCGCACAGGGCATTTACATTGATTATATCGCCTATGCCCTTGCCACCACCTGCGCCGAAATCGCTCCAGTTGTTTTCTTTAAACCAGTCCGATGTATCAGTCCATTGTTTGGAAACCCATCCGGATTCCGTCAGGAAGGTCAATACGACACCTGGTATTTTCAATACCGGTGAATATTCGGAAGCGGAACACCGGTCAAGGGCAACGGAAAATGTTATCTCCCTGTCTGCAAGGTCAAACAGCTGGTTGACATTTACAATACTGCGTGCCACGATTTGCTTGTTTTGTGAAAGAATGTTTTTTCTGTTTTCTTCCACCTGCTTCATATCTTCCTGTAACTTCGCACCTTCATCACCGGGGAATGCAGTCGAACTTGTGTGACCAAGTGCAAGGTCTGAACCGATTGGCACCAATTGATTTCCGCTCCAACGATAGCTTTTCCCATCTTCTTCGCATAGAAAGACTTTACCGGAAGAGGGTATTCGCCCGTTTGTACTTGCCGTACCGAAAACATCTGCATTCAACCAGTTGTTATAATAAGTAGCAGCCTCGGATTCTCCGATTGTCGGAACGTATGCAAGCACAAAGCAACCATGTTCCTTATCATATACAACTTTACAACCCTCATCGTTGGAATTTTTGTCTATGGATTCATTTTTTACAGTAATGCCTACGGAAATGCCATAAAAATCTACCACGTCATCAATGTATCCGGGCAAGTGTCGGCTCGGTACTTTCCCTTGTTCGTCAAGAGGGGCGATTCCTCCGTTTTCACCTTTTGAATCTTTGAAAGAGTTCAGTTGGCTTCCAACTTCATTCGCCTTGTTGTTTGCCTTGTTTGCGGTATCCTTGGTTGTGTTTACTTGGTCTTGCAACGAGTTGACGCTATCACCAAGCGTGGTGAGGTTGGTGTCTTGCGCTTTGTTGCGGGCCTCTATATCCGTAATGTCGTCCTGCAGTTTGGTTATATCCTCTTGCAGTTTTTCTACGGCTTCGTTATACTGACCGCTGTCTATAGTTGGGTTACCTCCACTTTGTCCGGTAGGCACCCATTCTCCACCATCTGCAACATAAATGGGGGCCGGCAATGAAACTCCTACAAGTGCCCACCAGCCATCATGCGGAAAAGGATAGGCTGCTTTTAGTTTTTCAACGGTAGTGTACAGACCTTTTCCTGCTCCTTTGATATTTTTGGCTTCAAGCCAACCATCTACGACAACATTTCCTTTCAGATGGGTTTTTCCTTGGACAGTAGCATCGCCTCCTATTGCCGTATTGCGACCTACTGATACATCACCATCTATATGCTTTGATTCGTAACTCATATTAATACAGATTTTGCCAATTCGTTCAATGCGGCACTTTTCTCCGCATCACCGAATGTAGTTAATACTAATGCTGCTATGGTATATACCACAGCGTTGTAACATCGTCCGCAAATTTCTATCGCGCCGTATTTGTCAATCTTCGGATAAGGTAGATACACGGCACGGCTTACTTTTGCTTTTGTCGTCTTGCATGAATAAAATTCCATCACTCTTCCTTCCGGGCGTATGGAAATGGCACAGACAGGGCGTTGGTACGTACCCCTGATACCTTTAAATCTGGAAGATTGTCTTGCATATTCCGGGTCATCGGTATTTATGGGATAAAATACCGCACGTTCCCAGTCATCCATTTGGAAAACGACAAAACGCATGAAATCCTCCGGAAGCAGTATCCATCCGCTTTCATGCTCTTTCCAAAATATAGCATCACCGAAGTTGTGTCCGCCGTCAAGCAGATAGGGAGGTGCGGAACTGTGTACACGCTTTACGGCTTCCACAATCTTGGACTTGATGATGTCGTTGAGTGCAAGCGTGTCCACGTCACCGATTGCTGCCAATGTGTCACTTGCCATGTTTTGGTCAAGTGCGATACGGACATCTTTCGCTATGTCGTCAAGTTGATAGACTGTCATGCTCTTTTATCCGGTTATGACAATCCTTCAAACTCAATTCCGTTTGCGGCTGCCTGTTCAGTAATTGCTTTCATGCTGCGCATGGCTGTTCGGCTGATGCCGAATGTATCGGCAAGATAATCTTTTGCTGCGGACAGGTCGCTCACTTTCACTTTTTTCAGGGTTGGGTCATTCCCATCTGTGGTTTCTCCGTCCTGACTGTCTTCTCCTGTTACTTGGTTATCGACAGTTGGAATTTCTTTATCTTGCAGATTTTCTTCTGTTTTTGCATTTATCTTTTCACTTTCATCCTGCATACTGTGTAGCCGGAACAACTTTCCAAAATTGTAATGTTTTTCGATGGCACGCATTATGTCCTCGTTGTCTGTTGTAAACAGGCTGCTACCGTTGGACAGAGGTGTGAACGAAATATGCAGGTTCTTCTTACTTGGAAGCACTACGTTGATACTCACGTTGGTGTTCGCTTTATAGGTTTTAATCATATACTTGTAAATTAAAAAAGGGATGGGACTCCTTATCCCATCCCCGGTTATTGATTTCTTTTTGTGGATTATTAAGGCTCTTCAACAGGAGCTTTGGCAAGACGCATTCTTGCATGTGCTTTTGCATAGCGCAAGTACAAGCAGCTTACTTCTTGGATTACTACTGCATCGGTACGGCGGATACCGGCTTTCTGCAAGTCAAGTACGTTTCTTGCCCAAGAGATATGTGTTTTCTTCGACAGGTATTCCGGGTCCATTGCAAAGCCGCAGTCGCTCATGCCATTCACGTCAAATAGTTCGTGATGAATGGTCAGTACCTCTCCGAAATCGGTATCCCAAGATTTGAATTTCAAATTCCAAACCTCAACAGTGTCTTTCAGGCGGAACTTCTCACTCTTGATTTTCGAGAATGCAGACAGCATATCGCTACCGCAGAAAAGGATTTTGCGTTTGTTGCCGATACCTGTACCCACAAAGAGGTCTTTGGTAATATCCACAAGGTTTTCATCGGTAATGATGGCGCACTGCTTGTCCGCATCCCATTCGCCCACTTCGATGTCTTTGCCAGCCATCCACCATATACCGCCTGTAAACCAAGTGTTCATACCGTCCTTGGCAATATGCTTGATGACATTCTTGACACCGAACAGATAGGTATTCTCCATGGCGAGGCGCATATCATATACACCGTCCTCCTCAATGTCCGAGAAATTCCAGTTCACTTCCTTGGCGGCAATCTTGTCAAAGGTGGACTGCTCTACCTGAATCATGAAGTTCTGACAATACTGGGTTTCAGGCATCGGGATATTGTTGAAGCGTCCTGTCTGTACATCCAACTCACCACAAGCCTTACCCATACGAACAAGTGTTGTTCCTGAAGGAATCTCCGGTACAAGGATTGGTTGCTTACTCGAACTGTCCATGTCACCGTTAACAGCATACACGGTTGGTAAGTTTGTTGAGCTATCTTTACCGCATACACATAATACAAGGTCGGGAACATTGCTGTCTTCCAGCCCGTATTTTGTTCCATCCGGCTTCGTAATGGCTTTCACACCTACTACTCGAATGGTATCATCCAGAGTAAACATGTTCAGGTCATCTACCGGAAGGGAGGTGCTGGCTCCGTTCAGCATCTTTTCTACTTTCTTGTTGGTACTGCACTTGATTTCTCTTGTGCCTACGCTGTAATACTTAACTTCGAAAGAGTTTGTACTACTTGATTTTGCATAACGGCTGATTTGGTCGATAGGAGTTGCCATCGGACGTATCTTCACGATACGTTTGTCCACATCGCTCAAATAAAAATTTGAGTCACCATCCGTTCTGCCTGCGGTTTCCGTTGCGATACCGTCTGTTCCGCCCGTACCGTCAGCTCCGGCTGTTGTTTTACCTGCATCAGGGAGTTCGGAGGCGTTGGCCATGAACACACCGCTTGATGCGCCTGTCACAAATGCCAATAACATCAGCATGATGCGACACAGAAAACTTGTTGCTTTCTTCATTGCTCTTTTAATTTTTGAAAAGTGAATAAATAGAATTGATTTTACTTGTTTGTCCTGCGTTTTTCTCCGCCACGTTCCCAAATGTTCTGAGTTCCGTAGTTTTGGTCAATGACACCCAAATCTGGCATTTCTCGTGAGCCGCCTTTGCCTCCGCCGTTCTTGCTGCCGAGGTTGGCTGTACCGTCATTCTTGCTGCCCTTGCGCAACTTTTCTTCAATCTTGGTGTTGCGGCCTCTTACTTCGCCCTCACGGTCTGCCTGTTCCACATCGCTGTCATGCCGGATGGCTTTGAGTGCCATTGCCACGCTCTCACGTGTGAACTTGCCCATAATTCCGTCACGCACAATGCCGACAAGGAAATCCATTGCACTGTCAATGTCCTCATCAGATAGTCCTTCATCTTGCTGCATGGTTTCAAGGGTGGTCAAAGTCTCGTTGAGGTTCTTCTGATACTCTCCCTCGTACTCTTTCTCTTGGGCGATGCGTTCTGCAAACTCCTTATTGGCGGCTGCAAGTGCCTCCTGCTTTTCGGGGTCTTCAAGTGCGGCCTTGAAATCATCCCCGAATTTACGCACCATACCGATGATAGGGTCTTCGCCCTTTCTCCAGTCGGTAAGAAAAGCGGCACTGCGCGGGTTGCTTGCAAATAAGTCCGAGAGAGCTTTTTCTCGCTCACGGTATCCAGACAATTCGTTGTCGTAACTGTCGTAATCGTCATTGGTTTGACCAAATAACGCTTCATCATCGGCAAACTCCTTGTCGGGATACTTTGTTTTCAACCGTTCCATGTATCTGTCCCGGTTGCTTTTAACTTCCGTATTCTTAGGCATATACTGTAAATAATTAATGTTGTCTGAAACTTTGAAGCAAAAATAAGCTAAGATACACGCATTCTATGTTTATCTTTTTACGCTCCAATAGGTAACTTTGGTACACGGTTAAAGCTGTAATCTGTTGTAGGAATGAAACATAAAGGGGCATTGATGGAGTACTTTCAAGAACGTTTAGACGACTTGATGAGGGCGTACGATGAATATATTGAATCGTGCGACTACATCCGTATGCCTGATGTGTACAACAACATTGTCAATATGCCTTCACGCCGTTTTTGGGTAAGCGATATTCGGGCAGCTCTTGTGGTATCAGCGATGATGAAGGGCAAGGCGCATTTGGAGAAGATGTGTCCGTCCAAACGTGAAATGTACGAAGAAATCTATAGCCGTGTCATGGTAATGTACACCGATTATCCCGATAAGACTATTTCTGAACTATGTTCTATGGTTGTCATGCAGCCCGCCCCTAAATTCTACCTCACGCCTGGTAGTGCAAAGATTATGGTATGTAAAGCAAGGAAAGAATGGGTAAGACGAAAACAACAAAGGCTGTTTCGCTTTTAATTTCAATCATTGTATGCTGCTTGGCTTTGCAGGATATTCAAGATTGGTCAGAAGTCGGTATCTTCAAAGATTGCGGACCGGGGTGTCGTATGTCATATCCATTTTATCATGTGAATATAATTCACGCCGCACTTAATGCGTGGTGTCTGCTTTCGGTCGTATTCATATACAATGTGTCATTATGGCGCTTGGTATTCGCATACATTTCCGCCGTATCTGTTCCAGTACTCTGTCTATCCAATATTCCTACGGTTGGACTTTCAGGGTTAGTATTTGTACTGTTCGGTTCTGTTTCTTTCGAGGTAGAAAGAAAGGTCTATTATCAATTATGGATGGTTGTCTATCTCGTCATCGGTTTTCTTTTTCCCGGCACCAATGCGTGGGTACACTTGTACTGCTATCTCGTAGGGTGTTTGGCGGCATTGTTGAACAAACCTGTAAAAATCGGTTAATATGCAGGAGGAAATCAGACTTATCATCGAAGAAAACAACCGCCGAAACGCAGAGGTGTATGCACGCTTTGACCCAATTGGCGGGTTCGGTTCGGTTGGGGAACGTGTAAAGGTCTGTATAGAGGACTTCCCGATACGCACCCAATACCTGCCTGTCGAAATGATGGATGTACCGCTTGTTCGGCAACTTGTCGAATGTGGCTCTGTCAAGGCATTCTTGCAGGAACTTGGAAATGCCAATGAGGAAGATTATGAAAGCGACCGGCTCAAAGTAATAAGTCAGTTTGTGCGCATACGTAACAAATATGACTTCCCTTTTTGGGCGGCAACATTCGTCTATATTAAGAACAAGGGGGGAGGCGAAGATGTGTTATTTCGCCTTACTCGACCGCAACGTCGTTTCGTTGAAAGGTTGGAACGATTGCGAAAAGCTGGTAAGCCTATACGCCTTGTTTTGCTGAAAGCACGGCAATGGGGAGGTTCTACTACTTCGCAAATATATATGGCATGGTTGCAGTTGGTTCATAAAGTAGGACTGAACTCACTTATCATCGCCCATCAAGGTGCGGGTTCGGACGAAATTAAGGATATGTTCGACCGTATGATAAAGAACTATCCGGTGGATATGCTGCACAAGCTGGGTGAAACCTACAGCGAGAATGAGCCTAAAATGGTTGGGGTCGGTAAGTCGGGCAGTATTCATCGTGTACCGCAACGCAACTGTAAGATTAAGATTGGTACTGCCGAACGACCTGACTCCTGCCGTGGTGGAGACTACAACCTTGTGCATCTGTCCGAGGTCGGACTATGGAAAGCGACAGATGGGAAGAAGCCCGAAGACATTGTGCGCTCTGCCTGTTCGGGAGTGCTGCTGCGTCCATATACAATGATTGTATATGAAAGTACAGCCAATGGTACAGGTAATTTCTTTCAAAAAGAGTATGACGATGCTAAGAACGGAAAATCCCAGTTCGAGGCAATGTTCGTGTCGTGGTTTGACATAGAACAGTATTCGTTGCCTCTTGACGATGTGGAAGCTTTTGCACAAATGCTGTATGCAAACCGTGAGAATGACGGCATACCTTCATCCCGTGAGGAAAACGGCAAATATCTGTGGTGGCTGTGGGAGAAGGGCGCAACGCTTGAAGCTATCAATTGGTACATACAGGAACGTGCCAAATATACCGAACACGGATTGATGGCGGCAGAGTTTCCTTCCGATGATGTTGAGGCGTTCGTTCATTCCGGCGCACGTGTGTTCGACAAATACAAGGTCGAGAAACTTAAAGCATCATGCAAGCCTCCACGATATGTAGGAGAAGTATATGCCGATGGTGATGAGGGGAAGAAAGCATTGCAAAACCTCCGTTTTGTTGGTGACAGCCAAGGCTTGCTACATATTTGGGAAATGCCTGAGATTTACGATGACGAAGTGGTAACCGACAGATATTTGACGGTGGTCGATGTCGGTGGGCGTTCCAATAAGGCTGACTGGTCTGTCATTGTCGTGTTCGACCGTCTCTTCATGAATGACGGAGGAAAACCCACCGTTGTGGCGCAATGGTACGGACATATAGATATTGACCTTTTGGCGTGGAAAGCGGCACAGATAGCGGCTTTCTATGACAACTCCATGCTTGTGATTGAGAGCAACACACTTGAAACACATGACAAGGAAAGGCAGGTGGACGGAGACCAATCCCAATTCATTCTCAATCAGATTAAGGATGTTTATCCCAACCTGTACGCACGCAAGCAGTCGGAGGAGGCTATTCGGGAGGGATTGCCAGTGAACTACGGTTTCCACACCAATATAGCCACAAAACCGATGGTAATCTCAACCCTTGTGAAAGTCATCCGTGAGAGCCTGTATGTTGAGCGTGATGCCCGTTGTCTGGACGAATATCTGTGTTATGAGAAGAAACCGAACGGGGCGTTCGGGGCGATTATCGGTAAACACGATGACTTGTTGATGACCCGTGCCATTGGTCTGCACATCTGTTTCTTTGAAATGGATATGCCTAAATTCGTACCTCGTGTGGGAAGATATATCAGCAGGAAGAAAAAAGCGGTATCTGCCGCAACAATATAGTTTAACAATTTAACAATAGGAAAGATGAACATCTTTAAGAAAATCCGTGCTTCACTCCGTTTGCGTGAGGCAGTAAGACAAGCCGACAAGGCACATCGTGAGAATGGACAACGCTACTATGTAATGCCGACAAGTGGCGTGAGTGGACAACTTGTAATTATGGATAGGAACAATTTCCGTAAACTCAAGCAGAAGCACTATATCAACCATAATACATTCGTCAGAGACCTCGAATTTGAGTGTTTCTATTGCACTCCGTACAATAACGGGGCAGGTAAATTATCTTCGGCTGTAATGGCGAAAAAACGTAATCAGTATTACTCATGGTTGGAAGCAATCGGCAAATCAAGAAAAAATGGGAAAGTACGGAAATATTGACGGTATAGCAACACTTACCAACGACCCGCTCGCACTTGACAATATCAATAAGTTTAAAGTCGGGGACCGGGTGATGTGCAACGATAATGGTGTCATTGGTACGGTCAAGGAATTGGATATTCCGAACGAAGCCTGTATTGTTGATTTCGACAATGGAGAGGAAGATGTCTGGATAGAGAAATTCCAACTGTCCAAAGAATAATAAATAGACATGAGGGTGTATCAAATTGAATATATTTGGTACACCCTCATTCTTTATCCGCTAAGTATGGGCTAATTTGATTCTTTTCTCGTTGCCTCTTGACCAAATGTCATCTTCGCTTTGTCCATATGTCGCAAGCTGTTCTATTTCTTTCTTTTGTTGTTCCTGCCAAGGCTCAAACTCTATAATATCTCTCATAAGCCATGAATCCCACAGTCCTCTGAAACAGATACCCCGGTCATCAAGGTACACATCGGCTATGATTTTTCCGCTTGTATGTTCCGGTTGATTCGGGTTTTCGTTTATATGGTCGTATGAAATATTGTTTTCTGCCAACCACTTTTCCAATTTTTCAGTTTTCTTGCGTGTCGTGAAGATGATGATAGTCCATCCGTTTTTCTTTAGGGTGGCTGTACCTGTATCTGCGTTCGGTATCATCTGCCCAAACACATCCTCGCCTTGCCAACCTTTACTGTAGTCATGAATGACACCGTCAAAGTCTATACAAATAGTTTTCTGTTCCATGATGTCGTTAAATTAAAATTATTGCCTTATTGCATTATTCAGTTTGTTCACGGCCTGCATGTTCGCACCTTGTTGCGCTTGCGCCATCAGTTCGGGAGAAAGACCGTCAGGCATTTTACCCTGTTCCAATTGCTCTTTCTGCGACTTGATGCTCTGTAATAGTTCATCGGCAAACGGGAAGTCGCCATGTTCAAGTAGTTGTTCCACGCTGATAGCTTGTGCTTGCCACAACTGCATGAGTATGTCGTTGGCAAGATGCCTGTATGCAGGGGTAGTTGTACTTTCTGTGATGCTCAAGTCAAACTCCACGTCTCGTATCTTTTTCGGGTCGTATTCAATTTGCGCACCGCTCCGTCCGGCAATGTTGAACACGCGCTTACTGTCATAGAACTGCTGTATATTTTTTACATCCTTGTATGCACCATCTACCACAAAACCGCTGAAACATTCCAACAGGTCAAGCAAAGTGGTAGTGGCATTCTGCGTCTGTTGTTGGAAATGGGCGGCACTTTCACCCGAAAATCCAGGCTTGCCTTGTAATGCTCCTGTTACACCTGAAATGTCTTCAAAGAACTTCAATTGAATATTCAGCAGTTCAGCAATGCCGATGTTGGTCGAATTGTTGGCCACTTGTTCCGGCACACGTCCGCTCTTGCTCGGTCTATAGACAATCACACCGTTGAACTCAGCCCAGCTTTCCGCAATGTCGTCAATGCTCACTCCGTCCGGCAGACAATCATCGGGCATCATCAGTACCCCTTTGGCACTCGCACGCATTATCCAGTCATAAAGGGTTATCAAACGGTTGGTATATCGCTGTTGGTCGATGACATCAGATACGAACGAATGGATTTCACCGTCAATGAACGGATAAGCCTTGAATACGTATGGGTGGCTGTCGTGTTCGTATGGCGTTTCTCCCTCTTTCAGAATATCTCCGAATGGCGACAGGTAATAGAAATACCAATAATCGTCAATAAACCACGTGGCTTTAATGAGCGGCACTTCTTCTTCGGGCATACCGACAGACTTCGCCATTTCAATACGTTCGTCATTGACGGCGACCACACACTTTTGGTAATCCTTCACATCTATCTTGAAGATGTCCCCGTTTTGATAGTCATGGCACCGGTATCTTGGTTTTTGCTCCTTGCGCCAGACCTCAATGACTCTGCACCGTCCCGGCTCGCTCGTAAACAGAAAATCGTAGTTTTCCAAACGGCTGTAGCCGAAACGCTCTGCATACGAGGCGATGTATTCTTTCTTTGCCGCCCACTTGTAGATGTCCCTAAGTCTGCGGTAATCTTCGGGTGAAGAGGCAAACTGTTCGCAAAGCTGTCCGAATGAAATGTCGTGTATCTCGCCAAGAACCGACACATCCCACCCTCGAAAATCTCTCATATTATTATCTATGAAGAAATTGTTTGGCTGTACATAGTCCGTCCAACAATCCTCTTTTCCGTTACGCCAACCGTATGATTTGCGATGTACAATGAAGCCGCTGATAAGAAACTCCTCCATTGTCCGGGCATATACTTCCGTCATCCGGTTCAGTTGCATATTGCATTGCAGGATGGTACTCATCGTTTCGCCCAATTTCTGCTCGTCTCGGTCGCGTGCTGTACAGGTCGGTTCTTTGCTCTGGCTTCGATACACGCCGAGTACGCTTTTTACCAATCTGCGGATAAGGTTGTTCTTCAATGGAACATTGCCCTGCCTTTTTATATACTCTTCTTCCGTCATGGTCTCACCGTCCACACATATTTTGTCATCCCACTGAAAACCGTAGGTATATCGCTTGTTGCGCTCTCTGTCCTTTCGGAAATCCTCCATCTGATTCCAATAGTGCTGTGCCTCCATCAATATATCAAACGCCCTGCGGTCGCCCGACTGCTGTGAAGACATTATTACGGTATCCATTTCCTCCGTATCACGTTTGGGTGCGACACGACTCATGGACAGCAGTCTTTTATTTCCATTTTTTGTATTATGCATAATCGTTGAATATTATCAGAATGCTTAGGATAGACACAAAGGTAATATCCCAAGCATTCTTTTCAAGTATAACTATTTACGTTTACGGGTGAGGTTTATTTCATCTATCATTTCTTTTTTGACTTCGTTCAACTCGGCTTCGATGTCCTTGCGTTCCTCGTCACTTATTGCTTCTTTCAATTCATTGTAGAGGTCGTCAATATCTTCATGGTAGTCCTCAAAGATTTCATAACGCTCATATTCGGGCGAGTTGTATAGGAAATCAATCTTTTCCGCATAGTCAAATATGTCGTTGTCGGTATCTTCCTCATAGTGTTTTAATCTGGATTTCAATCGGTCATGCTCCTCTTTCAATCGGAAATACTCATTGTTCACAGCCCTGTACTCGGTGCGTTCGTCCCCGGCTTTGACCAGTCTGTTTACCAACAAGAAGCTGCGAGGGTCGTACTCACGGTTGCCTGAAACGGTTTCTGCAGTCTTGCTCAACTTGTCGATTGTTCCGAACACACCTCCGAAATAACCGTTCAACATATATTCTATCTTTGCCGGGTTAAGGTCGATTGCTCCTTTTGTGTATGGGTCTCCGCCTGTTGCTTCGTTCATTACATTTGCAAGCCCAACAATGTATTTGTTGGCACTCTTGTATGCTTTTGTCCATTCGGGCATATCCTTGTTCCAAGGTGTGTCCTTGTACAACGGCATACCCGTCCAGCTCTTTTCTGCTACGTAGGCTTCCCACAAAGGTTTGTATGCACTCGGCACAAAGGCGTTCAGTCCTCCACCGCCCTCCAAGAAATCAATCGGCAATATCTGTGTGGCCTGTCCTGCAATGGATTCTGCTATTTCTCCACCTGTAAGATGTTCCTTTCCGTTAAGGACGGAAATCATCAGTTCTCCCATACCGTAAACAGCCCTGTACTCTACCGGCAGAGGAATGGATACCCAACTGTCTCCTGCACGGAAAAGGATATTGCTGCGCCTTACATATTCGGGAAGATTGTAGTATGCGTTCTTGTCATCATCGTCATCATCATCGCCACCCAAGTAGGCAACAATGGCACCAAGCAGGAACATCGCCGCAATACCTGTAAAAGCTTTGGCAGGATGGCGTTTCATCTGTCGTCCGAAGTTTGCCGTACCTTGAATGGCTGCATTCCAAAACACATATCCGCTACGACCAAGTCCAGATACCAATGCACTGGCATTACCGGTCTTTGTCTGCCCTGTACTGTCATAGAATTTTGCTCCGCTGCCTTTCTTGTTGAAGTTTACGCTTATCTCCTTTGCATCATAGATGGCTCTGTCTATGCTTCTGCCCATTTCGCGTGATGTCATGAAAGCGGCAAAACGGGCGCAGTTCTCTACTGCCCGGTTGTATTCATCAAAGCGTTCGCCCAACAAGTCCCATGCTTTTTTTACAGGAATCTTGCCGTTCGATTTTTTCAGTTCCCTGCGTATGTCGTTTTTATGCTGTTCAATGTCCCGGATATTGGCATAGCCTGTTTCTCCTCCGTTCATCATGAACTGATGAAACATCGCTTCCGTCCTGTTACCCATGTCAAGTGTCCCTTTTCGGTGCTTTGCCAAAAGTTGCTTTATCCTTACAGGGTTGGCATACATATAATTCCGATGAAAACGCAGTGCGTAGTTCGGGCTTTCCCTTATCCAAGTCATGGTATTGGTGTATAGCATATCTCGCATGAAGTTCGACACGATGAAGTCCGGGTTTCGTGTGGTGTAGAACGCACTCAACTGCCGATTGATGTTTTCTCCGGCACGGAGAATAGCCCCGATTGCTCCCGACATATCGTTATCGGGATTTGTCTGTCCGTTCAGTGCCTGTGCTGCGCGGGGATTGCCGTTAATGGTAATCACATAGTCCCTGCCGCCACGTTTCACTACAATTTGGTGCTGCCTCATATCGCGGCTTTCCACAATACGGTAAGGAATATTCACGGTATCTTTCCCATGCTTGTATTGGTCGGGGTACTGTTGTGCCAACTGCTCCATCTTCGTTTCAAAGTCTTGCATCTTCTGTTCAACCTCTTCGGGTGTATCGGTGCTGTCGATGTTGTCCGGGAACACAGGTTTCCACTCATCGGTTACGGCATCGTACTCAACCCAAATGTCGCTCACACTGACAAGGTCGCTCGGATGATTGAGGGCGAAATTAAGGAAACGCTGTTTTACCAACTTGTTTCGGTTACCCTGCATGATAGCACCTTCTACCATTGATTGCAGGTTGGCGAACGGGTCATCCGCTTTCGACCTGCGCCCTTCTGCTTTCTTGATAGGAGCATTGAATGCACTTTGCTTGTGCGTCAGATATGCGTATGCTTCAGAACTGGTCTTTTCGTCAAAACCTCGTAGCGGAATGTAAAAATCATACATATTTGAAATCTTGTCAAAGGTCGATTTGCTCATCATGCCACATTCGTATGACTTTGAAAGTATTGCTTTGCTCACGGCATTGACTTTTTCCCAAAGGTTAGTAGTGTCGTGTGCCTGTTCGTAATCATCAATCATCAGCTGCGCTTCCGCTTCTGCATCAGCGATATTATCCATACCTGTGAGGGCTGTAAGTCCGGCATAGTCGGTTTGGTCTGCATCGGTTGCTCCGTTATTGATTGCTTCATTACGCATATATATATTACGTTCAAGTCCGTGTTTCGCCATCATGTAATCGGTCAATTCCTCACGCTCAGCCTCAGTCCGGGCGAGTTTGGCAACTTCATCAAGCATTGGCTTGAACAGGGTGTGGGCAAAGGCATTTGCTTCGGCTTTGTTCACGCTCGATAGACGATTTTCACCCAAGTATGCGTTTTCAAATCCGTCCACATCCTCAATGTTCGTTCCTTGCCCAAGGATAGCCTGCATAGCCTCTTTAAGTCCGAGCATACTATCCTGCAATGCTTCCTGCGATTGGAACATTCCTGTCTTAACACGTCTTTCGTAGCGGTCTCGTGCCAACTCTCTTTCGTGTATTTCGGGGCTGCCGTCACGATAGAGGTCATCATCGCTCTCTGCTGCAAAATTCGGGTTACGGTTTGTATCCGAATAGTTACCAACCCCTAACTCGTATTGTTTTGCCACATCAGCAGCTTCACCCAAGATGCTCCTGTATCTGCCTGGCTCTGCAAGGTTCTCGTAGCTACGCCACAAGATGTAGCGAAGTTCGTTATCCGATAGAGTAACCCCTCTGAAATCTTCAAAGCCTATCTTATGGAGCATATTCAGGAAGAAATCCTTTATCTGTTGCCACCAACTTGCGTTGATGTTCTCAAATTCGGTATCTTCTGCAAGCGAAGCCAGATATTCTTCAGTAGCCTTACGGAAATCCCAACCGTTTTTTGCAGCCATATCTACAATGCGTTTGCGTATAGTCTCATCGGCATTATTGAATACATTATCAAGGAATGTATCGAAATATTCTCCGAACAACTGGCGCAAACCATAGTGCGCCACAGCCTCATGCAGCAGCGTCTGCTCAACATCAAACGCACTTGTATGGTTGGGAATGACAATGGTTATCTTCCCTGTACTCTTCGAATAGAAGCCTTTTGCACGCTGTTTCTTTCCATCCAAGACGGAAGTATCAGTAACAATCTCCACATTGTCAAGATGCAGCTTCTCTGCAAGTCTTTCCACACGCTCTGCCATTCTTTGGCGTTCACGCTGCGCAAATTCCCTCCGTTGCTTTGCAGTCCTCCTTGGTCTGCCTAACAACTTGGCGACTGGGTCGTTCTCAAAACTGACCTCATCATCGGTATATGCACCGTCACCTTCGCGTTTTAATTCATCATCTTCTTCAGAGGCAGAAACATTGTTTGCTGTTTCTACTGTGGCATCCATTTCAGCATACTTGGCTTCCTTTTCCTCCAGTTCTTTCTTCATCAGTTCGGCATATTCCTCCAACTGTGATTTCGCCTGTGCCAATTCTTCTTCATACTCGAAAGGTTTGCCCTCTCGTGACAAGAGTTCTTTCAATTCGGCTTCATTATGCTTCTTGCTTCGCTCTGCGGCTTCCAGTCTCTCGACAAAATCTTTCCCTGTAATCACATTGCTTGTAATGTCCTCAATGGCATTGCGAAGCAGGTTTTGGCGTACCGGCACATTCTCAATACCAAGTTCAGGACAAGAGTAGGTCATCTTGCGCTCAACATCATTGAAAAGAGTTGCACCGTCACGCATGGTCTGTCTTGTCAATTTTGTTGTAACTACAAATGAAAAATCTCCTATCTGTATGTTCAGTTCACGTTTTTGTTCTCCTGCAATCTCACCGTCTTTCATCTGCTTCATTTCTGCAAGTACACTCTTATTGTGTTCCTTGAAAAAATCATCCATTGTATCAACAGAGGCAAAGCGATGTTTGCCGATTACAATCTCCTTGAATTGTCCATCGGAGAATGACGAGCGTACAGCCTCCAAGTATCTGCAGTTATCCTCAATGCGCTTTTCCGCATCCTTGATAAAGGCTTTCAACCTTGGCTTGGCATTGTGGATATAGGTTTGGTCTGTTTCCCATTGTTTTTTGCGGCTTGCATATTTACGCACATTCTTTTCCGCATTGTTTTTCAGCATGGCGTATTCACTGCCGGAGAGCTGCGCAACGGTATCGCCAAACACATCTTCTTCCTCTTCAAGCACACGGTTGGTCATGCTGTTGTTCATCATCTGCTTGCCGTTCATGATACTGTCAGCAATCGCTCCCTTTGTTTTCAATCGTTGGTAGGCGGTAACATCCAAACTGTCCTCAACTCCGAAACGCAAGATGCGTACAGGCTTGTTCATGTCCTTATGCAGGTTTCCTTGTCGCAAAATGCGTCCGTTACGTTGGGTATAGTCCATAGGACGGTTGGGAGCATCCAAATGTATCAGCGTGTGCAGTCGTTCCTGAATGTTCACGCCTGTACCGAGCGTAAAGGTCGAACCGAGAATCACGCGAACCTCACCACGATTTACCTTTTCAAAGATTTCAAGTTTCTTCTTGACAGTCATTCCCGACCTCATTACTACAATCTCATCAGTAGGAACACCCTCGGCAATCAGTTTGTCTCTGATGTCATCATACAGGTTGAAACCGCTCTGCTTATTTTGGTAATTGTCGGCAAAAATGGCAACCGTACCTTTGTAGTCGGCTGTTTCTTTCAGTGAGCGCAAAGTCTGGCGCACGGCTTCGTTGGTCTTGCTGTTCGGGTCGTCCTCCGCATCTGACTGTACCAATCGGGCATCCACGGCAGCGGCTTTGGCAATACCGTACATCGTGAGCGGAATATGGCTGTTTTCTTTCTTTTCCTTGCCGCTCATCTGCTCATAATGTTCAAGTTCGCTCTTTACGAACTTCATGATACTACGCAATGCACGTGTCTGTGGCAGATAGAGGTCTTGTGCCTTTCCTCCCTCCATTTCAGGTATTTTGTCCTTTACACCACCGGCTTCTTTGGTAAGGACGGTATCGGACACTCCCGACCATATACGCACCAGCTCGGGAAGGTTCACATATCCGGCAAAGCGGTTGTTTTCCTTGAACTTTCCGCTTGTGGTGAACTCCAACATTTGCTGAATGTTACCGAAGTTGCGTACAAAGTCATCAAAGTAATAGATACCGTACTCTTTCATCGTATCGGCAGGCATGAGATAGCGCATGAACGTCCAAATCTCTGCGGCGGTATTGCTGATAGGCGTACCAGTGGCAAAGATTACGTTTCGTCCGTTGTTCTTTTCCAAAACAGCCTGTGTTTTCAAGAATACGCCTTGTGATTTCTTGCTGTATGACGGGTCCACACCTTTCACTCCACGCTGCATGACAGTGGCAAATCCAAGGTGCTTGTATTCGTGGGCTTCATCCACGAGCAGAGCATCAATGCTCATATCGTCAAAGTTCTCCACATCGTCAGTACGGCGGTCAAGCATTTCCATAGCCTTGACTTCCGCATTCTGCAAGGCTACGGCACGTTTTTTCTCATCGTTGGCGGTGCGTTTCCTTGAAGCGTTGTCGGCAAGTCCGGCAAGCTGTTCCTCCAATAGTTCAATTTCCCGTTCAGCCTGTCGGGTAATCATGTTCTTGCCGTCCGGGTCTTCCTCTTTCATCTTTTCAAGAATGAGCATCTTCTCCTCAATCTTGTCCTGTACGAAAGCCATTTCCCTTTCCTCGCTGTCGGGGATAAATTCAAAGGTCGATTGTGGAACGACAATCATGTCCCAATCGTTGTAGCGTATCTTGGCATAGAAATTCTTTCTGCCTTCCGCACTGCGGTCTGCCTCTTCGAGTGTCAGTATCTTGGCATTCGGGTACAGTTCCTTTGCACTTGCAACAAATTGGCCTACCGTGGCATTCTGCACTACAATCATCGGTTTGCGGGCAGTACCTAAACGGCGCATTTCCATTGCCGTGGAAATAAGGGTAAAGGTTTTGCCTGTTCCTACCTCATGGGCAAGCAACAACGGTTGCTGTGTGCCTCTCACGATGGCTTTGCCTTGATGAGGACGCATCTTGAACTTGTGTGAAGCACCTCCGAAATACTCCGGCACAAACTCGTCCGGTATGCTCATAGGCACAAAGTTGTTGAACGTGTCATTATAGATACGTTCAATCAATGCAGACATTTCCGGGTCGCTCTGCATCTTCTGCCTTGCCCAATCCTTGAAGTCCTGACGGATTTCATCAATCTTGGCGGCACAAGCCTGTGTTGCTTCCTTGTCGGTAATTGTTTCTGTTGTGCCGTCATAATGTTTCTTGGTGGTGGAAACTGTAATGCTCCTGTTCTGAATGGCGGCTTCTATGAGGGTGTGTCCCATAATGGTTCGACCGAGCATTTCACTGGTTACTCCCATGGCACGGTTCTTTTCGTAGTTGGTAAAATACGGCTCTTTCATAAACCAAGTACCGCCAACTGCTGTAAATCGGACATCTACCTCCGTTCGTTCCTTTACGAAATCTTCATATAGTTTCGGGTCAATCCAAGAACTGCCGAGGGTAAAGTCAATCAAGTGTGCAGGGATTTCCATTGGCATAACCTCCTGCAACGCCTTGATGTTGCGGTCAAATTCTCCATTCTCGTTGTTTTCCTCTGCTTGACGCAGTTTTTCACGGATATTTCCGCTCAAGTACTGATACGATGCTTCCATCTGTCGGCTTACAGGATTCTCGAAACCGTAGCCATTCTCTATGATTTCTTTCTTCACATCCCCGATGCCTGTACCAAGTTGTTCGGTAATGTAAGGTATATCCACACGACCGAATTTGAAGATACTTGCAATGATGCCGTCCTTGACATTTGCAGGGGTCGGTTCTTTCTCTTTTTCAACGACACGTTTGCTGAACACATCGGTCTTGTCAAATTTCTGTACCCGGTTTCCTTTTTCATCTGCCGTTTCCTCAAACCTTTCAAGAGCGAACACATTGGCATAGTCCACATCATTGCGGAGAAACGCAATGGCGGTGTTTTTGTTGAAGTGTCCGTATGTGCCGACAAAATCATCGTATGCCTTGTTAAGTTTGTCAAGCAAAGGTTTCAACCCCTCATCGCTTTCATTCTCGGTCTGATAGGATAGGACTTCCGCAAGTGCTTCCTTGATGGCGGTGTATGCCTCAAAGCATTCCACTTTCGTATGCCCTTTTACCTTGTTGGCATTCACTTCAAGGGGTTGTGCGCTTGCAGTTGAGTTGATGTACAGTTTTCCGTCTTTCACAAACACTTCCCCAATCTTCTTGTCGGGCATTGCATCTGTGGCAACTTCTGTGTTGCGCTCGCCAAATTCCTCCGCACGGAACGAGCGGACAAATTCAGCCAACATTTCTTCTTGCTTCTTATCCTGTTTAGGGTATAAGCCTTTGCTTGTCGGGCGGAAAGTGTCGCCTTTCTCAAATGCAAAGTGCATTTCACCAGCCATATTTTCGGGGTGTTCAATGAAATAGCGGTTGTAATCCATCGAAAGCTGCTTGATGACCGGTGTTTCCTTGCCTTTGACCTTGCGTGTTTCCCCGGTGTCATATTCTGCCATGCGCTCTCCGCTCACATCGCTTACATCAATGGCGTGGGCTGACTTCTGTCCGTTCACACGCTTACGGATAACAACAATGTCGGAGGTTACCCCGGTGCCGCCGAAAGTCTTGTTGTGCATACGGAAAGCACCCACGAAATCTGCGCCGCCCTCGCTCACAATCCAATCGCGGAGTTTCTTGCTGTTGTCAAGCGTGCCGTTGGATGTGATGAAGATACCTAAGCCGCCCTCACGCAGCTTGCGCACATTCTTTGCTATACAGAAATCATGTATGTTGTAGAATTTCTTCGACAGGTCTTTGTCGCCGGTGGTATCGTTCACACGGAGTCCTGTAACGAACGGAACATTGGTAATAGCCAAATCCACGCTGCCATTCGGTATGCGTGTCTGCTCAAAGCCCTGTATCTCCACCTTGGCATCAGGATAGAGAAGCGAGAGGATTTCTCCCGAAGTTCCGTCAATCTCTATGGCATGGATGTCGCTCCGCTCGCTGATGTGCGTGGGCATCTGTCCCAAAATATTTCCGATACCAGCAGAACCTTCAAGAATGTTTCCGCCCTCGAAGCCCATTTTCTCGGCAATATCCCAAAGGGTATCAACAACGTATGCAGGGGTGTAATAGGCACTGTTCGCACTCATTACAGCCTCTTGATACGCTTTTTCCCCAAGCAGCTCACGGATTTTCTTTTGAATAGGGTTAGGAGCATACGATGTTCCCTCGCTGAAAGCCTTGCCCAATCCGCCCCAACCACTGAACTTGCGGAGGGTCTGCATCTGTTTTTCTGTAGCCTGTTCGCTGTTTTCAAGCAACTGCTTTGCCAGTTCGATAGCCTTGATGTTGGCTTCGATACGGGCATCTACCGATGTAGGAGCGTGGTCTTTGCCACGTTCCGAATGGTTGTTGTGTGTGTTCTTGGAAGTAAATGTATTCCTGCCATCGTTTTTGCGTGCAACTTTAAGAATAGCATCAAGTTCCTTGCGTGTCGCTTGGAATGGTCCGCTTATATTGTCATTGCAATGGAATACGTTGGCAAGCTCATAATAGACAATACCGGAAATCTCATGTTCTCCTCCGAGTTTGTCGTTCAACTGCAATGTAACGCCCTTGAGTTCATTGGAAAGTTTTCGGTTGCTTTCAATCTCTTTCTTGCGTTTACCCTCAATGCTTTGTTCGTTTAAGGAATCTGAAAATCGAGGTCGCACAGTCCTATCGACTGCATCGCCTGTTCTTTCTCCTTCGTTGTCAGTTCCTCTACCGGTTTGTTGTTCGCTTTCGCTACCTGTTTCAGTGCCTCTTGATAATCCTTGCTCGTGTCTATTACCGTTGGACGGCACTCTTTCGGAGCGTTCTGCATCAGTTCTCTGTAATCCATGTTCGTTGTTTTTATTGTTATCAGTCAGACCGTCAAACAAACCCAACTCATTTGACTGCTGTGAATTTACTGCTTTTTTCTCGTTCTTATTACGTGCAGGGCGGCTTTTTTTGATGCGTTCTTGTGCAATCTCTGCCTCTTGTTCCACCTCTGCCTCTCTTGTTATGGTTTCGGCAGTGGCAAGTGCATCAATGCTTGTCTTGTCGAAATTCGCCACATCAAACTTCTGTACCTCATCGTATGGGGTCATGTCGGCATCCAATCCATTTTCTGCCACCTCCGGTAAATCCCTCGCACCATTGTAGAACGCTTTGAGGTATGGGCGTATGGCATCGCCCAAGTCTGCAATCATGGCTGTTGCATACTCGGCAAATTTGCGTGCACCTTTCTCCAAATGGTAAACAGCCATCTCCGTACCAATGGCAAGTATTTCAGGGTCTATGCCCATGTTCATTTGACCGAGCAACTTCTTGCGCATACGCTCACGGAGTTCTACATAGCGTTCATCGGTAACAAGACGGTTGCCACTCGTATTATTTTCAGGCTTAGATTCTTGCTCTGTGGCTGCCGCTTTTTCTGTACGTACAATCTCCCTAATCTTAACCTTGTTTTCAAGAATGGTTTCAACAGCGTCACGCAGTTCCTGATTAAAATTCTTGGGATTACGTACAATCTCCAACATTTCTTCAGGACTGTTTGCCGTATAATTGAAACGTCCATCCCCGATAGGGATAGGTCCGCTCACATCATCACGCCTCAATGTGGTTAATCCCGTTTCCTTATCAACAGAAACAGAATATTGCCATACAGGGGTGTATTCCTGTCTTTCTTCCGGCTTTGATATTTCCGAAAGTTGAGGTTCTACAAACTGTACATTACCGTCATTGAGAGCCTGCATATCAGACATTGAGACTGGCTGTTGTGATTGTGCATCAGTTGCATATTCTGCCAAGCGTTCAGCATCTTCCTTGCTGCGCATCATGAAGCCTTGCTTTTCCTTATCCCACCAGCCTTTCAGTTGTTTGGCAAACATTGTGGTGTGCTTCCGAACAGTATCTCTTAATTCATCATTGAACTTCACAAGGTGCATATCCAACACCTTACCTCTTTTGGTGGTGTATTGTGCCTGAGTAATGGTGTATGCAGCATCAGTCGGTGTTGTCGTTTCTTCATTGGAATTGTTTTGTTCCAATTTCCGCTGTTCAGTAAAGAGGTCGTTTATTTCGGAAATAATGCGGGCTTCCTCAAATATATCACTCTGACCATGTGCGGCTTCTTGTTCCTTGTGCAGCTCTTCAATGCGTGATTTGATTTCAGAAAGTCTGTTGACTTGTGTACTTGAACTCTGTTCCTCAACACTTTTAACTGATTTGTATTCAGCAAACGCTTTAGTCTTACGGTGGCTACTATCTATCCACTTTTCGAAATCCTCTAAGTTGATACCGGTCACCACTGTCTTGTGTTTCTTCGCCCAGTCGTTGTCATAATTCGCAAAGTAAGCTGCTTCGGCATCGTCAGTCTCATTGAAGCCAAGCATTACCTTATGCTCGTCAAAGCTGCCGTCCTCGTTATACTGGTCAACCACGAACATCCTGCGTCCGTTCCACCCGTCAATGTCATCAGAGAGGAACACGTCTATATGGTCACCGTCCACGCCCTCCGTGCCACGAATGTAGCCGTAGGTGTTCTGCATGGTTGTTTCCCACTTATTGCCATTGGCATCCACACCGCTGCGCACACTGCCTTTAGGTTGCTCGATAGTAATATCGAACACCCCGACCTGTACATGACCTTTCTTGTAATTTCCGGCTTCTTTCTGCTTGTCGGTCGGATTTACATCAACTTCCGCCTCTGCCTTGGCTATTTTTTCTCCTAACTCACTGCTTTTACGAGAATTATTTGTACCTTTGTTGTCAGAAAGCATAGTGGTTTGAGGCGCATCCGTGCCCTCGGTAGCGAGGTCAGACACATTCCCTTGCGGCGAGTATAAGCCTTGTGCCATGTCTGAGGCATCAGAAACATCATCGGCGTGTTTCCAAACCATTTTTCCTTTAGTAAGGAGGTTCGCAATGGCGTTCCTCCTTTTTTCTTGGTTGGAAACAACTACCTCTTTACCGTCTTTGCTGACTGTGATTGAAGTGAAGTAATAATACCGAGAACCGTCAGCTTTTTTAAATGAGCGTATAAATACATAGGAAGATGCACGTTCTGTTGTATCTCCCTCTTTGGCTTCACTCACATCTGAAACTATTGCATGTGGGTGTTCAAGCGTAGGTTTAATCATGCCCAATTTACCATTTCTGCCTTGTCGCATCAATTTTGTAAATTGGTTTTCACCCATTTTTACATTGCCTATCGGAGTTGAAACGATACCATCTTCACCGAATAGGGCATCCCAGTTTTCAATAGTGAGGTCTATTTCAGGAGCAATTTCAGCACTCAATTCCATATCTGCAATGAAGTCTTGTGCTTCATCCGCAGTCATGGAACGGCCAATTACTTCCGTTTCATCATTTTCCTCTTCTTTATTTCCTCTATCTTCGCTCTCAACTCCGCTTCTTCCACCAATGCTTTCAGTTCTTCCTGTATCATCAGTTGTCCCATTTCTGTTCTCAACTCGTTCTCTTGGCGCAAGAGTTCCATTGCTTCCTTGCTGCCCTCGTTGGCTTGTTGCAGTATCGCCAACCAATACATTGCTTCGCTGTTGTCCATCGTAGATAATGTTTAATGTTTCGTAAATAGCCTGTGTAAGCGTCCGCGGAGTATTATCCGGTTGCTCGAACAGGGTTGCTTCCTGTGTGCCTTGGATAAGGTCATAGATTTTGTTAAATGTATTTTGGATAATGCCTTGGTTTTCTCCCTTGTACATCGTTGCCAAAAGCAATGCGAAGTTACTGAAATTATCGGCAGGGAGATAACTTTCGCCCGTTGCATCATCAATCTGGTATTGGTGTTTCCAACTTTCAACGGCTATTCGTGCCTCTTTGAAATTTTTTGCTTCAGTAAATTGTTTGTCCTGCGACAAGGCATAATAAGCCCGGATTGAGTTCTGTATCTCCTCAACCATACGCTCTGCATTCGGACTGTCATAATCCCGGAATGCCGTTGCGAGAATAGCCTTTTGAGCCTTTACAGGTAACGCGTTGAACATTTCTTCAAGACGGACACTGCCACCCTTGAAAATGCTCTGATACATGATTCCACGCAAATCATTCTTGGCTTCGGCGGTCAGGTTACCCTTGCTGTCAAATGCGCTGCTGTATTGGGTCGGTGTGATGTAGCCTTTCTGCATCATCCATTTCAATACATTTGTACCGTTGGCATCCACAAGTCCGGCAAATGAAGTCTCCTCATCGCTCGAAGCAAGCAATAGGTTGGCGAACGAACGCATATCATTGCCCATCTTCTGCATGATGTTCTTGGGCTTTATACGTTCTATCCCTCCGCTTTCTGTGTCCTGTGCGACAAACTGACCGAGATTGATAGCCTCGGTATCGTCCACTTCAAGCATATTAACGAGGACAGGACGTTCCACAGAATCAATATCCTCGGCACGCAATCCAAATTCGTCTGCGTGGTCTTTCAGATACTGCTTGTACTGCTCTGCCTGGTCTTTGTGACCATACCACATCTGACGGAGTGCGTCACTTCGGTTGTTGCCCTGTATGACTTCCCCTCGTGCATTTATGGTAGGTGCGCCTGTATATGCAGTGACAGAAGATGTGATTTCTTCGGGACGAATGTTTCCGGCAATCTTTCGGGCAGACAATACGCTTGCTTCATCATTACGCTCCTTCGGCTGTGCCTCATCAATGAAGTGAAGCGGATTTCGCACACCTTGAACGTGACTCGGTTGCAACAAGTTTGCATCAATCACGGATATACGACCGCCTACAATAGCATCATCACTGAATTTTACGGATACCTTCTTTCCCATCAATGCCTGTACAGGCTCTTGTCTGTCTATCTTATGACCGTTCATGCGTCTGTAACCTCTTGCCCGTGCATCCTGCGGCTTATCATCCACCATATCCGGCACTCCGTTCAAGGCTTCACGTTCAATGCGCTCTGCCTCCTCACGTTCCGTGCGTAACTTCTCTTCTTCAGCCTTACGCAATGCGGCGGCTTCATTGGCAATACGTCTGCGTTCTGCATCGGCATCCATTTTTCTGCGGTTGGCGGTACCGGCTATCTTCTTCCAAATGTCAAATTCTGCTTTGACTGCATCAATAGCCGCCTTGCGTTCTTTCTCGGAAGCAATCTTTTCTGCAATAGAGTTGCCACCTTTTGATTTTGTTTTCTCCAACTTTTTCAAAGCAGCTTCCTTGTCAGCTACCATACCATCAGCCACAGTCTGTGCCATAGTCTCATCACCCTCAGTCTGCTCCACAATAGCATCCCAAGCTGTGTCGCTGTCGGCCTGCTCATATAATGGATTTCCCTGCTCATCCTTTGGTATTCTCTGCATGGCAGGAATTGCCAAATCGGCAGAGCCAATATTTTGATGAGCATTGTTATCATTTTCGGGAATATTTTCCACACCATTGTTGTTCTCATTTTCGGCAGGATGTTCAAATGCCACTCCGTTATGCTCCAACAGCATATTGTCAAGTTCATCACGAGTGAACAGGCTCACACGCTTGCCGTTGATAGGAGCTTCGGTAAATACCTCATACTTGCCGTCCGCATCGGCATCTGCTGTGATATTGCCACGGACGGTAACTCCGTTCTCATCGGTAAGCGAAACAATGTCATTGAGAGCGTATTGTGGTCTTTCAGCCTCTTGCATCTCCTGTTTCCGTTCGGCATTCTCAATGGTTCTCTGCTGCTCGAACTGCACCACACGTGCCAAATTTGCCGCATCAGCCTGTTGCTGTATGGTTTCTTTTGCCAACGGAAAGATGTTCACGCCGTCCGATACGTTAACTGTGCCGTCCCCATTATCCACAATACCGTCTTCGTTGGCTACAATCTGAACCTGTATCTGTGCGTCATCTCCTGTAATGGTGTATGTATCGCCGGGGTTGAATGTAACCACACCGTCAATCTTGTCGGATGCTTCCTGCGCGAACTGCTGAATGATAGCCTCCTCTGCTGTCATTTTCTCATCGGACGGGTTCAACGGCTCATCAATGTTCAATACGGCATCGGGCGACACCTGTTCAAGTGCGCCTGTTTCCGCATCACGGACAATGATACTACCGTCCGAAGCCTTATTGTCAATGCCGCTGCCGTCTGCATATAACACAAGGTTTCCGCTAACGACATACACGCGGCGGTCGTCCTGTTTCATCGTTGCGCCCTGTATCATGCCAGTGGTGCGGTTGGTACGGGCATCGACCATTGCATTGCTTTGCTCCACACGTGCATCTATGTCATCACGCACACGCTGAATCATGCCGTCATATACCTGCTCAGCATTCAGATAGTCAAGAACAGTTTCTAACTCGCTTTCTCCCCAAATGCCATTGCTCCGCATTTCCTCCAATGCATTCAGAGGATGAGCATCCAAAAAGCCAAGTGTGTTTTCATCCACTATGGCAGAAACCCTCTGCCGCTGATAGTCACGCATATTCTTGGCATCGGTCATTTCCTGTGGGTCTGCGATATTGTAACCATCAATGTAGCTTTCATCCAGTGACTGTACATCTTCATCCTGTCTGCGTCCACGCTTCTGTGCGAGTGTACCAAGGTTAAAGCCCCTCATCATCAACGAACGCTCCATGTAGGTAAGGATTGCGGCTCTCTCATCGTCTGAAAAATTCTTGTCGTTTACAATTCCACCTGCCACACTGCCAATGTCATCATTGGTCGTGAGGTCGATAGTTGTCCTTAACGGCTCCCATATTTCTTTGCCAAGCAATTCTGTTGCACGGGCATCAGCCTTGTTTACTCCGTGCTTCATTGAAGCATACTGCGCTCCCGACAATGTAGCCTTACCTGCGCCCATCAATCCCATAGAAAGAGCCATACCGCCCCAAATGTCGCCGTGGAATTGTCCTGTCGCAAGCAAATTGGTGCGTGTGCCATCCGGGTTCTGCTGATAAGCATCGTCCAGATTGAGCATGGTGCGCCACAATTGCCCATAGTATTCTTCCGTAACCTCTCCGAAATAGTCACTCACACCCATTTTGTTGAATAACTGATGTGTCTGTCCCATGATACCGTTCAACGCACCTGCATCAGCCTTTGAAAGCACTGCACCGATACGCTTTGCACCCACCACATTGGCGAGTTTGCTCATATTTCCAAGAGTAACTACAGGGTCAAGGTGCGAACCGAACATTTCCGAATAGTTTTCAACGATAGCATTGGCTTCTCCTTGCCAGATGGCATTTCCCCAAGTCTTGTCGTTGGAAAAATCATAGTTGCCGTTCTCATCGACAACCACATCACCGAGTTTCCTGTCAATGATGTCGGCCGTTGTTTTCCCAACCTGTACCGTGTTGGTCATAAGCGGAGCACGTAGAAGCAGGTCATCAGCGGTTGTACCGAGAGCCTTAATGGTCCAATTGGTTGCATATTGTCCCAAACCTTTCACGCCGTTGTTTTTCAGGTATGTCTTGAAGCCCTGTTCCGCCATTTGCTCTACTACTTTTTTGCCCACCACCTTTGTGGCGGCTTTCGTTCCGGCTTTGGAAAGAACATTGATACCGTTGAATCCACCTCCTGTAATGCCAAAGTCAAGCATGAATGCAGGCATATGGCCGGTCATCATACCGGCTCTGTTCCAAAAGCCAGCGTTCCCACCATACATCTGCTCCGCCTGTCCTTTGTTGTAGAGTGCGCCCATCATTTCATTGTAGGCTTCACGCTCTCCATCCGTGGCATTCTCTCCTTTTAGGTCATCAGCGTTCATCATCGTCAAAGCGTCACGCATATCGCTCATGCCGAAATCCCAAGTGCGGAAATCTCCTGCCACACGACCGAAACCACGCCAAAAGCCTACATCTACACCTTGTTCACGGTCTTTCTGTTCTTCAAGGTCTTTGATAAGTTCCTCTGTTTGACGAATGGCGACATCCAAGGTACTATTTTCCCTGTCGCTCATCTGACGAGGAACATAGGTATCTGCTGCAAGCAAGAATCCAAGAGGAGCTGTATTCTTTTTTGTATCTTCTTCCCATTGTTCATGCACTCTATTGGCACTTGCATCTCGTTTTTCTTGCAGTTCTGCAAGTTTCAGCCTTGCACGGCGTAGTTGTCCGCTTACAGACATATCAGCCGCCTGTCGGTATCTGAAACTCTCCATGTCCGCAAGTCCCTTACTGGTGTATCTGTTGCCAAGAGGGGTTATGTAGGTTTTCTCCAACTTTCCGCTCTCTGGGTTGAACTGTATTTTCCCTTCTGCGGTCTGTCCTCCACCCAATGGTGCATTTTCTTGGTACTCACGCATGGTCTCCATTTGTTCGCTGAAACCGTCCAACATTTGCTCCGTGCGGCGTTTCATCTGCCCCATATTTGCACTGAAGCGTATTTTGTCCTGTTCCGTCAGCGGCTTTTCTTTTGCTGTAGAGATTACAGGAGTTTCGGGTGTAGAGTCCGGGGCAGTCTGTTCAGGCTGTTGCTGTTCCGACATGAAAGTCTTGTAGTCTGCCGACTTTACACGATATTTCTTTCCCTCACGCTCCATGATTGTAGAAGCATCGGGAAAGTCTTTCATAAAACTGTCAATGTGTTCTTCACGCACATTGTATTTCTTTCCGTTGTATTCAAATATTGGCATAGTTATTTGTTTTTACCGGGTGTATAATCAATCACATCGTCATCGCCGCCACCGGGAACATAGTCCACAACCTCATCATTCAGTTCCGAGGTCATGGTGGCAGGGTCAAGTTGGGAGAGAGAAAGCATGATTGCAGAGGCTTTGGGCGATTTGTGCCAATTCTGTTTCACATAGTCCTCTTTCTTCTGTGGTGTATCAAGTTTCTTCATTTGACGGTCAAAAGCCCTTTTCTCTTTTTCATCCTGTGGAGAGAGGTCGGCAAGCATTGCGTCATACACCTGCTGCATCGACCCTTTCCAAACATTCTCGTAAATGGCTACTTGGTTTCCGTCACCGTCCGAAAAGCCGAGTTGTTTGCCACGGACACCACGTGCGGCTGTCGCTCTCGCTTTATCACGCTCTACAGCCACATTGTCATTATGCCTCTTTACTTGGAAATTGTAGGAACGGTCAGCTTGACGTTTGTTTTCGTCAAATGTCGTTTGCCAACGCTTATCGGCTTCTTTATCTCGACCTTTCTTGTATTCTTGTTCTGCATCATATCGGTCATCGGCGATTTTCTCCCGCTCGTTACGATGCTGAATGCCCTCGTTGTACCGGTCATCATTCTTTTTGTCAAGACCGAGCAATCTTTGCCAAGAACGTTCACGGTGTGCTTCTTCTGAATCCGCCTGTTTCGCCTTAACCAGACCGTTGAAATATGCCGTGTTCTTTTCATCACGGTCTTTCATCAACTTGTCATATCGGATTTTGGTACGCTCCGACATGGTGTTCTTGCCTGTGTACATGTTCGGTGCGCCCTGTGTCGTGAAAAAGAGATTGGAGAGAGCCATAACGCCATCCCCAATTGCAGCAAAGATTTCATTTCTTCGCTGTTTCTTCTTTTCCTTTTCAAGTTCCTCCGCTGTTGGTGGGGTATAAGGGTTCAGTTGCCGGAACAATGCTTCATAGCCACCTCCACCAGCCGGCGTTCCTCCGTTTGTTGGCTGTGCGTCCTTTTGCTTTGCCGGAGTCGGCGGTGCAGCCGGGGGAGAGGAAACAGGTGCATTATCCCCCGAATGTTGTTCCGTCCATTCCTTTGTGCCTTTCGGTGCATATCCTCCGCTTCCGGAAGAGCTGCCACCCAATATTTCATCCAATGTTGCCATAGTCGTAGAATTTAGAAAGGCATGGATGATGCGGCATTGGCAACACCCTGCACAGCCTGACCGATTGCTTGTGCTTTTCCTTGTTCAAGTTGATTAAGCTGCTCCACAAAGGCATTGTCATTAGCCATATAGGTAGCCTCGATATTGTCTTTCCGTGCTTCCGCATTGGCTGCAATCTGCGATGTCGCATCGGCGAGTGCCTGGTTGTTTGCCGCTTTTGCAGCCGCCACACTCTCATCCGTGCCGCCCATTACAGCCGCCGAACCTGCCGCCTGTTTGTTTCGCTGTTTGATACTTTCTTCAGTCTGTGTCAGAATACGCTGTGCATCCGCACGCTGAGTGGCGTCCTCATTGTACCGCCTGTCATACCAGTCTTGGTTTTTCTTACGTTGAGCCTCGACATTCTTCTTTGCCCTTTTCATTGCTTTTGATGCAGAGATACCGCCGAAGATACTGCCTGCTGCACCTATCGCACTTCCAATAAGTCCCATATGTATGTGAATTGTTAATAGTTATACTTCTAATGCAAAACTAACCACATACCTTTGAGCCATTGTTTTATCCTTTAACGGTCGGATATACGGCAAGTATGTAAGGATTAATAAAATCACTACTTCAAACTATTTTAGTATGGCAAGACAGAAGAATGACGGTCGGGGACGGCTTGGTGGAAGACAGAAAGGCACACCCAATAAATCCACATCATCTTTGCGTGAGATAATTTCAGAACATTGGCAGCACTATCAAGATAGCGGACAATTCAAGAAAGACCTTGATGCGCTCGACCCACAAACGCGTGCAGTGGTTATGGAGCGGTATGCACAATACATAGCACCAAAAATGAAATCGGTAGATATGGAGGTTACGGCAAAGGTTACGCATACCATTGAGGACAAGCTGCTTGAACTCAGTGAAGAACCTGACGAGGATGATTGACAACCCCTCATAATAGGTAAATACATACAGTTTGTTTGTAGCGGTGTCAGCAATGAACACCGCTATTTTTATTGTACATTTATTGCTATTTCTTCCGAAGAAATAAGGATTAATGTACAATTAAGTGGTATTAATGTACAAGAATGGGGTATTTCTTTTGAATAAATCCGAAGAAATAAGGTATAACTGTACATTTATGCTTATTTCCTCCGCAAAAATGCCCATTTCTTCGGAAAACATACGAAAATAGGGTAAAAACAGCCCCAAAATGCCCTATTTTAGCACTTTATTTCTTCTGAAGAAATGGGGTATAATTGTACTTTTATTGCTATTTCTTCCGAAGAAAAGTGTATTTCTTCTGAATAAATCCGAAGAAAAGGGTCATAATTGCACATTTATCGCCATTTCTTCGGAAAACCTTTTCTTTTATTACGTATATACTATGTATATACTCCATAAAAGAATATATCTACTACTACATCAACTGCGCGCATACGCGCGTGAGAGGAAAAGATTTTTTGATTTTTTTGTAAGGGAGGTAGAGGTCTAAAGAGAAAAAGAAAAAGTTGCGCCAAAAAGAAAAAGAGAAAGCCCACAAAGAGAGAACCTCCTTGCAGGCTTATCATATTGCCGGTATCAGCAAAAAGTTCAGAAACCTTTCCCTTTCTGCCGCTGATAGACCACCGTCTGGTCTTTGTCAAGATTGACGATTTTGAACATCACCATCGAGCGGTTCGGAATATCGTTGGGCAGCATAGTTACGAGCCGGGCAATCACCTCGTCCACGTTGTTGAAGCCAACATCCGTCAGTTCCGCCACCTTATGCCCGTTGTGGTATGCAGCCGCATTCACCATGTAGCGGTACGACAACCGGAAATGCACTTCTTCCTGTTTCTGCTCACGCACGGAAGCCTTGCCGGAGAAGAAGATGAAATCAATCACTTTCTCGTTCAGTTCCCATGCAGGGGAGAAGTCAATCTTGATATACCCCCGTGTCACCTTGTGACCGTTGCTGTGGTTCATCCCGAACGCCACTTCGTCAATCGTTGCCCCACAATCATTCTGAGCCACCGTACCCCATGTATGCCGGAACGTATAGACCGAGTACCATTCCTCCTTGGGCATACCCATCGCCTTGCACAGCTGCTTGATTCCACTGTTGGCATTGGCACAGAAACTGTCGGATGTACTCATACGCTGATAGAAATTGAACAGCCGTTCATCGTCCGTTGCAGTATTCATGTATTTCTCGAATAGCGGTTGTATGATTGCCGGCACACGCATTTCCATGTATGCACCGTCTGCACGAAACTTTTTTGTCTTGGCACGTTGGTAATGGATGATTCCGTTCTCGTAGTCCTGCTTCTTCAGTTCAAACAGGTCAACTGTGTTTATTCCTGCAAGGCAAAGCACCATCATAGCCACATCACGTCCGAATTCCGTTAGCGGAAGTTTCAGTTTGCTCTCAGGGATGGGGAACGAGAAGAACTCCCGGCACGCTTCGGGGGTGATGGCAAGTTTTTCCGTCCTGTCCGCAGACGGTATCTCCACTTTTACCCAAGGGTTCGTTTTTATTCTGATGATGCCGTTGTCATAGTCGTTGTATTCCAAAATGGCAGCTTTGAACACCTGACGCATACAGATTGGGTACATTTCTTTTGCCCTGTGGGTCTGTTCAAGAGATTTTATCCAGCGGTTCACCGTTGCTGAGGTGAGTTGGGAGAACATGACCTTGTCCGTACCTGTGAAACGCTCCAGATGTTGCAGGGCAAGTTTATAATTCTTGGCATTCCTTTCCTGCCCACGGTCAATCATCCTGTCGATATGCACCCTCGCATATTCGGAGAAGCAGATGTCGTTGTCTCCGTTTGTCAGGAACTCAACCACCTCCTTGACCGTCCAATGCTCAATGTCCTTTTTGTTGAGCCGCTCCGTGTATTCTACAATCTTCTGTGCGCAATATTGCAGGACATAGGGGTCTTTTATCTCGTTCGTTTTGGTCAGTTCCTTTTTTGAAACCATCTTGTCCGTCTTGATGAACGATGTATTACGCTTGTGAGTCACCCGTATGTACACAGGGTAGAATCCATCTGCCCGTTCTGTTCTTACCACTGCTTTCAATGTTGCCATATCATGTCATTTTTATAGTTAAACGTTCTGTTTTTCCATTCCGTGTACCAATGTGCCTAAGCCGTGTCCCAATAAAGTTCCGGCTGTTTATCCGCAACTCGCTGACTGTGCAGGAGAAACGTTTGTACAACATTGGTACAACACTGTTGTCAAAACTGTCCAACTATTGTACAACATTTACGTTTATTCTGCTCATAAAGCGTGCAGAATGCACGCAAATTTCCTCAAAATCAATAGGCGGCAAGCCTTTATAAACAAGTACTTACCGCCTAACTATCTGATAATTAGCCTTTATTTCACTTGCTATTTATTGTTTTCAATGGCAGCCTG